CAGGCCGTCTGCGGTTTACACAGCCTAGACTGCATAAAATTTATCCAACTCAGGCATACTCACAACTCCTGTCAGACAAGTAATAGAACGTATAGCACTCTCGATGTTTCTAACATCCGCCTCAGTCATAGAGTAATGGTCCTCTAGGAATTTCAGGTAGGCAATGCGGTCATCTCTATTATACCAAACACGTTCTGTGTCGGCATATTGATCAAACTCGCTATGCTTACCCTCCTCACCTAGCTCAACCATCTTATCACCCAATACCTCCCAAATTGGCAACCCTCGCCCCCAAGCTAATAAGCACTTCCCCTTAGAATACACAAGTTGTTTTGCAAAATGTGCATAATGGGGTAAGCTCAAAAACTGCAGAGACTTAGTTGACCAACTTAGTGTCTGGAATACTCTAGCTGGTATTCTTGTCATGCGCAAAGTTCCATGTTCGGTATAAAAGAACATATTTGACAGAAAATCAAGTTCAGTGATATCACCGAACGCAATCTTAGTGCAAATCTGTCCTAAACCATGATCCTGACGGTCCTTAGTTTGAGCGAAGTACTTAGGCCACGTTGCATTAAACAAGTCTTGGAACTTTCTTTCAAAAGCAAACAAAACATCATCCCCCTTAACAAGTAAGAAGTAATCAGTCATGCCGGCCTTATAAAAGGTAAAGTCCCAATAACTCATCATCAACACCGTATTGCCAAAAGTGGTCCACCCATCACCAGACGCCCGCCCTTGGGTGCTGTAGATAACGTTGCCCGAGACGACATTAAGCTCAATAGAATCAACCAAAGCTTTGCGTAGACATTCAATGTTCAAAGGTTCCTCCCATGAAACATTTATATGTCCTGCACAAGCCAAGATTAACTCATTCATGAGCTCATTTTGCCAAGCCAATTGTGTCATATCAAAACCGGATCCATCAGCAGCACCAAAGAGAACGTCGTCAAAATGACTCGTTTTCTCTTGAATAGTACTGCAAATTTCTAACCAGTTCTTCCTGCCACAATAGGAAGGTATGTGACTGTGAGCAACTCCCTCTAACAGTTTTATCACAGGGTTTGCCCAAATTTTCTTGACATCCGAAGGCCCACAAATTTGACGTTCTTTGACGTTGTTCTCAGCTGTATTCTTGAAAACATGCTCAACAGTTGTAAACTGTTGCTCAATTTTCGCGAATGCCTCATAAGAAAACTTCTCATCACGCCAAACTTCTGGGTCCAATGACTTCTCCATCTTCTTCTGATAACTACCAGGGAATGTTTTAATCCACTCCTTATAGCTAACATTCAAAGACTCAAAGTCCATAGCCAACAAAAATTTGGGTATAACCTTGCTCCTAAACCATTCGGTAAAATCTAACTGCACCTGAGAATCAGGTCCAACCAAATTGGAACAAGCGCGTAAACATGCTGCAACATCTGTCCGGGTACAATGGTGCTTTACAGTACTACTCCTCCATCTGGGATGATCCATGATAGGGAATATCTGTGCGGCTCCAGCGTGTCCTTCTGGTTTGTCACAGAGAACTCCTTCATGCTTTGCATCCTTAATATACTCGAATTTAG